CACTGAGCAGGCCGACGACACGGGTGCGGAGCCAGCGCCAGGAGCGTCGGCGGAGGAGGTCGTCGTCCTCCACGTCGATGCCGTAGACCTCGTGCAGGTCGGCTTCGATGAGCGGCCACTGCTGGAGCAGCCGCTCCCAGGTCACGTTCCTGAGCGACCCCGACCGCGACGACGACGTGAGCCCGCCCTCGTACCACTCGTAGAGGCCGGTTGCCTCGTCGTACTCGCCGCAGCCGACCCCGAGCCACCGGGCTTCGCCTGCGCTCTCCGGGCCGCCCGGTTCCCCGCTTTTCCCTGGACGCCCGTCCGCCAGAACTCTTGGGCCGTCGCCTTGTCGGACGTGATCCAGAACATGGCGGTCAGCGAGACGTGCTTGAAGAGCGCCCACTTCACGCCGTCCGCCAGGAGCTGGTCGTAGGCGTCGCCGAGGCACATGCGGAACAGGTCCCGCTCCTCCTCGTCGGAGAGCAGCTCCGTGCTCGGCGCCGTGCCGCCGGCCGCCAGCCGAGCCGCCAGCGTGGTGATCTTCTCGATGCGGATGCCGTCCTCGGCCGAGGGGTCCTCGATGCGGTACGTCCGCACCGTGCCGTCCCGGCCTCGGACCGGCAGTTCCAGGTAGTCGTCGAGGAATGCATCGAGCGCCTCGAACGTCTCGTCCGTCGCCATCAGGGGGCCAGCGGGTTGGTGATGGGCGTGAGCGGGCCGTCGCCGGTGAACTCGATGTCGGTCTCACCGAGAGCGCTGTACTCGCCTCCGGCCGGCTTCCAGTTGGGGATGGCCTTGCCCTGGTACGCCTCCGGCAGGCCGTTGCGGTTCATGTACCGGAGGCGGATCTTGTTCGCGTCGCCGTATGCGTAATGGGCCAGGCGGATGGCCTCGTGCACCGCGTTGTAGACCTTCACCGACTTGTTCGCCTTGCGGCGGATCTTGATGGTGACCTTCCAGGACTGCGCGGTCTTCTCGTTGCCCGCCCAGCCATCCGAGTCGTAGTCGGAGCTGTCCTCGATGTTGGGCTCGGACTCCGGCTGAAACTCCCTGATGCCGGGGCAGACCTGCCAGTCCGGTGCCTCGTCCGTGCCCATGTTGATCTCCAGCCGCCATTCCCTGGCGAGCTCGGTCTCCTCGGTGGGGGTGGACATGCGGTCCTCCTCAGTCGTTCAGGTGGGATCCGGGCCGCACGGACCGGACGTAGTAGTTGGCGGTCTTCTCCAACCGCCCGCGCGTGTCCTGGCCGATCCAGGCCTCGGAGTTGCGCCATGAGATCTCCACCTGCACGCCACGGACCTGGTAGTCCCTGCGGTTGTGCAGGACGGAGAACACGTCGTTGGCGAGCTGCACGAGGTCGAGCACGTTCGTGCCCGCGCGCATGCGCACCTGGATGCCGGTCACCGAGTCCGTGGAGTCGTCGTCGGCCACCGGGTACGGGGTCAGGCCGAGGATCCGGTCCGGCGCGTCCGGGACCCGGCCGAGGACGATCCCGGTCGCGTCGGCGGGCAGCGGGCTGGTCGGCGAGTAGACGCCGACGTCCTTGAGGGCAAGGAGCTCGGCGACGCCGACAAGGAGGTCGGCGTCGTGAGTCTCAGCGCTCACCGCAGGGCCCGCCGGAGCTCGGCGGCAACGAGCGTCAGGACCACGGCCCGTTCGGCGTTGAGGCTGTTCTCCAGATACTTGGCCTCGCGCCCTGGGGCGTGCTGGTAGTCCATCTCTTCGTGCTGCCGGACGGCGTATGGGGTGTCGTAGCTGACCATCGCGGTGAGGTCGCCCTCGTCCACGGTCGCCGTGCCGGAGTGCTGGAGCACGCCTTCGTCGAGCGGCACGCGGTCGTTGCTGATGCCCAGGACGTGCTCAGCACCGAGGTAGAGCCCGCGGGCAGCAGCCTGCCGCAGCTCCCGCCGCACGGCCGAGGCGTCGAATCGGAGGCGGAAGGACTGCGACATACCGGTCCCCTATTCGAGTTGGATTTCCAGGTGGTTCGGGGTCTGGAGGCCGTTGCTGTCGCGCCGCTTGGCCGCGATGACTGTCGTGGTCCGGCCGTCCGGGAGGGTCACCCGGGACAGGGCCGGCGCCGCGGTTTCGAGGTCGGCGTATGCAGTGGACGTCGAGGTGGTCTGCTCTCCGCCGGGCGACCGGACGGCGCGGGTTTCCTCGTCGAGGAAGCACCGCACGACGACCGGCGTCCCGTACAGCGGGCCTGTGCTGGTCTCGCCCTCGTACGGCTCCACCGTGATCTGGTGGCGCATCAGCCAGCGGGGGATCCTCACGCCGACGTCACCGCCCCCATGCGGAAGATCTCCGGCGTCAGGTCCGGGCTCAGGAGCGCGTCCCAGGCGGCTGGGCAGATCTGCCGGGCCGGAGCGTCCTCGCCGGACACCGCGGTGACCGAGCGGCCGAGGCTGACGGAGCCGATCGATACCGAGCCCCAACCGACCGCGTCGGCCCCGGACGGATCGCCGACCTCCTCCCACCAGGCGACCTGTGCGCAGACCGCGTCGCGGAAGGCCTCGGCGACCAGAGTGTGGGTGGGTGCCCCGTCAGTGTCGGCGTTGTACATGCAGTACCGGAGCACATCCCGGTCCAGCATCCGCGAAGCCTGCATCAGGCGGGTCTCGGTGCCTGCCGGCGCTGGCGACGTGCCACCGGGGTAGGCCTCGAAGTCGCCGGTGGTCGCGTATACACGCACAGTGGCCTCCCGGGCATGGAGCAGCGGTGAGGAGGCCCACCGCCAGGGCCTCCTCACCGCGGGTGGGGATCGGCTAGGCGGAGACGCCGATGATCTCGATGTCGTACGTGACGCTGGTCGAGCCCGCCGAGTTGGCCACCTTCAGCAGGTCGCCGGTGCCGGCCGTGACGGCGTAGCCCACGGCGTCCAGGAGCCCGGTCCCGACCGCCACAAAGGCGCCAGGGCGCAGGGTGAGGGTGTGCGTCGCGCCCAGCAGAGTCGCCCAGGCGTTGCTCGATGCAGCCCCGACGATCACGTTGTTCGTGTTGCCGTCTGCTGCCGCGATGACCAAGCCCTTGATCCGGGCGAAGGTGACTGTCGCTCCGAAGGCATCGGTCAGAACCCCGGCCAGGTCCAGGTCCTCGGTCGCGCTGGCGGCGAGCGTTCGGCGGTCCGACCAGATCCTGTCGGCCTTGCCCGCGCCTGTGCCAGAGCCGAGCGTCATGCTGCGGCGCAAGATCTGCTGCGCCCGCCCGGTGCCGAGATCGAGAGCTGACGTCAGCTCACCGGATGCGGCGACCGCGACGGTTGCGCCTGATGCGAGCGGCATCAGTTCTCACCTCCGTACTGCTCGATGAGCTGGTCCTTGGTGAGGCCGTCGATCGCGGCCTCTTCGGCGGAGTCCTGCGCGCGGGCGCGCGCGTACGCCTGCCAGTCGGCCTTGGACGCGGAACGGGCCGGACGCTCCAGTGCGTCCGGCCCGCTGCCGTCCCCTCCTCCGTCCGGTACCGCAGGCGGCTCGTCGCCGGGTGCCTGGGGGCCGGGGGTTTCCGTGACCACCGGCGGGGGCGGCTCCTGCGCGCCAGGGCCGGGGTCCTGCGACGGTTCTACCGGCGACAGCGGGGCCTGCTCGGTCTCGGCTTCCGGGTCCTGGAGGGTCACCCAGTTCGGGAGCATCTCCAGCCGTGGCGACCGGTACGGGTACGAGACGACGTCGCCGGTGTTCTCGTTGCGGTAGACGAACTCGCTCATGGATGCCTCCGTCACGGCAGGTCGTTGACGTCGGCGTCGATGGCGATGTCCGCCTGGATGATGACGGTGGTGGCGTCGCCAGAGATGACGTCCAGGGAGAGGACTCCGCCGGCGGCCATGTCGCCAGCTGTGCCGGTCGGGACTGCCGAGGCATACGCGCTGGAGCCGGCGGTCAGGTTCGAGGCGAGGACCGCGGAGGCACCGATCTTGGCGTTGACGGCGGCCGCGGCACCACCGGAGCGGTAGCCGTGCAGCCGTACGACGGTGCAGGGGACGGGGGCCCGCCAGACGACGAGGGACTGGGCGCCGACCGGGGAGCCGGTCAGCCGGATGGACTGGGTGACGATGCGGCGCTGGTACGCCATGGGTTCGCTCCTCGATGGCGAGGGTGGGCAGAAGGGGCGGCCGCCGCGGTGCGCACGGCGGCCGGGGGATCAGGCGTCGGCGCCCTTGATCAGGACCGCGCGGTTCGCATCCAGGGTCTTCGTGCCGTACAGGCAGTCGATGCTGATCACCATCTGCTTGAGGTTCACGTCGTAGTCGCGGACCACTCGCAGGGCGAACCCCTTGTACGGGACCATCGCCGCATCGATCGCGCCCTGCGGCAGCTCCAGCGGCCGGAACGCCAGCGCGAACGCGGTGCGGTGGAAGGCGACGTTGACCTCGGTCGTCGGCTGACCCGACGGCGGGGACTGCGCTGGCTGGCCCACGTTCTGCGTCCAGTACGGGTCGAAGCCGCTGACACGGCCGCCCAGGGACGCCTCCAGCAGGCCCTCCGTGGAGCCGCGCCGGTCCGCCGCCCTCCATGCCTTCTCAGCGACCCACCGAGACTTCGTGGTCGGGCCGGTGACGACCGACCGCTGCATCCCCGGCACCTTCTTGGTGTCGAGGATGGCGCCGGCCTGGATCAGGACACGGGAGTCCGACCAGGGGTAGTCGCCGTTGTAGCCGGTGTAGTCCTCGCCCGCGGCATTCGGGGTGGCGTCACCGACCTCCTCCGTGATGTCGTCGCGCAGCGCGAGGAGGTCACGGTCGATCTTCTGGGAGACGGCTTCCATCGCCGGGGTGAGCAGCTGAGTGTCGAAATCCTCGACCTTCAGCGTCATGTCCTCACTGGTCACCGCGAAGCTCACGTCCGCGAAATGGTTCAGCGACATGTTGACGCTGCCCTCCTGCGCGGCCTGGATGTTGATGCCCTGAGTCCGGTCGTACTCCTGGGCAACGAAGATTGCGGGCTTGCGGATGGTGATCGCGTCGCCCTGCTTGCGGTTGAACTCCGCCTCGTAATCCCTGTGGACCAGCGAGGCCATGACTGTGGTCTCGAACAGGTTGGCGAGGGCCTGGCGCGCGATGACCTGCGCGGTCAGGAACGTGTTGGCCATGGGGTGTTACCTCCTACCCTTGCCGGCGCTTGCGGCGCTCAGCGCGGATGGTGTCGATGTCGTCGGGGTCGGAGGAGGACCCGCCTCCGCCGTTGAAGTCGCTGCTCGTGCGGTCCGGCGGTGGCGCCGCAGCCTTGAGCTTCGGGTTGTCGGCGACCGCCTGCTTGATCGCGGCGCCGACCTTCTTCGCGAACTCCTCGTCGGACGGGTCGAGCTTCGCCAGCTTCGCCATGAAGGACCGGCTGTCGGCCAGCTCTCCCGCGTCCGCTCCGTACTTGGCCGCGCCCTTGTAGATCGCCAGCTCGGTGGCCGTGCCGCGGTGCGCGTTGCGCTCCTCGGTGATCTGCGCCATGAGCCTCTCGGGGTCCGGCGGGGCTTCCTTCTCGTCCCGGTCGGGGTCGAGGAACTTGGCCAGCTCCTTCGCGAGGGAATCCCGGGCTTCCTTGGCAGCCTGGTCCTTCGCCTCGACACGGCCCTTGGCGTTCTCGCCGCGGAGGGCCTTGTTCTCCTTGCGAAGACGGGCGAGTTCGGCCCCCGCGTCCTCTGTGCCTGCCTTCTTGGCGGGCTCCCGAGGCTTGGGCTTCTCGCCCTTCGCGCCACTGTCGTCGCCGTCGTTGTCCTGGCCGTCGTCGTTGCCGGTCCCGTCGGCGCCTTCGTCGTCCTGGTCGTCGTCCGTCCCGCTGTCGTCGCCGTCACCGTCGCCGCTGTCGGATCCGGAGTCGTCTCCGTCCCCGCCGTCGGCGTACAGGTACGGGTCGAAAGGGCCCGTGGCGTAAGGGTGCGCCCAACCGGCACGGAGGCCGCGGCGGGCGAGGGTTCGCTTCTGCATGTCGTGCACTCCCGGTGCGCATAGGTCCCCCGGGCCTGCCGGGGGCGTGTTGCTGCCGGGCACGCCTGGCGCCCGGACGTCGAAGGGCCCGAGTCCGGGCATGAAAAAGGCCCGCACGAGGCGGGCCTGAGCGACGCGGCTTGGGTCAGTCGGCGTCGGGAAGCTGGCGGGTCTTCGCGTACCCGCGGACCCACGCCGAACGGCGGAGGTCGCCAGCCGGGTACGGGCAGGAGGTCACGGACGCATGGTCGCGGCCTGCTTCGGCGCCCTCGTTCAGGGCCCGCACCAGCGCCTCGCGTCCGCCCACAGTTGCCCCCGGATCAGAGTCGGTTCTGCTGATCACTGGCGGCCTTGCGCGCCGTTGCTGCGGCGCCGCTGGCCTCGCCCGTAACCATCTCCGTGTATTCCGCCAGGGTAGTGCGCGGATGATCCGCCCACCACCGTTTCAGCTCTTCCGACGCGCGGGCGTAGGCGACGTGTGACGGACCCGTGAACAACGACATCGGGTCGACACCCTCGCCCTGCGCCCTGCGGCTCAGGAGACGGCCGTTCGTAGCCTCCTCCGCCGCCAGCAGCTGCGAGAAGACGTGCTCTCGGTACATCTCCCGCACCTGCTCGCGCGTGTACGCCCCGCGTGCCGCCTGCTGTTCGGCCTCCCGCTCCGCGAGCCACCGCTCGGTCGCCGTCATCCCTGCATACGGGTCGGGCAGGTCGTCGGCGAGACGTGCC